AACCTTTGTTTTGTGTCGCACCTGATATGGCGACGGTATTTCATTCCGTGGCGGCAGTGGGAGCGCAGCTCTCCGCTCTTCGAATCTCCTGACAGTTTCTTGTGCCTTCAGGAAATTCTCATGATGCTTCCAAGCACCGAGAATCGGCTCGTTCCCCAAGATGTAGTGAACGGGGAAAGTAAATCGCCATATGAGTCTATCATCCACCTCTTGTTCAATCCAATAGCATAATTGCCGTATTTATTCCTGTGTTCCTCGCCGCATTCGAAGGGTATGTAGCAGAACGAGATCATAGGAATTGCGATGAAAATGTTGTCGGAAATTCGCTCCTTACTGTATGACACCCGAAAGCTTTCCTTCAAAATCTAGGAAAGGCTGTAGAGCGTTTTTGTATAATGGAACAAAATATTTGTATGGTTATTTCTCATTACTACATGAACTAAAGGTTGTTTTTGCCGAGCAGCAAGTCGAGGGAGAGGTGCTCGTACATATCGGTCATGGCTTCCTTGCGATAGTCATATCTCTCCAGAAGAGGCTGTGCTTGTTCTGCCGCTTCGGAGAGGTCTTTCAAGGATGTCAGTAACTGGTGCATCATTGTCTAATACAGGAATCCGAACATCCAAAGCGGAATCCGGCTGCCGGAGCCGACCTCGGTGTCGTCAACTGCGAGGTAACTGTCCGGGACATCGGCAATTTGCTCGAATGTCTTGCCCTTGCCGCCCACCTCAAAGAGGTGCTTGTCGTCAATGAGGAAGTCTCCTTGCTTGGGGTAACTGACATCGTGCAGGACGCGCATCTGGCTGATGAAGAATGTCTCCCGCTCGTTTCCCTTGTCCACTTTCGGACATAGGACGTGCATCAGGTTTGGATTGCCAAGGAAAATCTTGTCCGGTTTGGTGAGAGACTTGTAATTCTTGGTCTTGGCTGTGAGCAGAGCGAGGACCTGGGCCTTGTTGAGAGCGTAGAGCATCTTGAGTCCGGATTCGTTGTCCGTGGAGAGTTGCCGCCAGAGTTCCGACATGTTGGGCTCGAAGGGAACGTGCTCGCTGATGATCATCAGGAGTTTCTTCACCTTCTGGAGTGTCTCGTAGGTTATATTCTCAACGGAAGGGAGGTCGGAATCAATGACCACCGTGACGGTTTCACGCAGTCGGGAAGGAAAATCCTCCATGGATTCACGGTAGAAAGGGTAGTACCCGTGGGAAAGGTATGCTTCGAAGAGAGGAGTCACCTTGATGCTTCCGACTATGTCCATCGCTTTCCTTACATGGTGCATTAGGATATCATTCAGCGGAATTGCCTCGGTATTGAAGATGCCTTCCAATTCAAGATATTCGCGAAAAGAGAGACCGTACAGGATGTATGAAGTCTGACGACGGGACATATCAACGGTTGCATTGTCGAGGACCAGCAGGGAACTGCTGGTATAGACGATACTCATATCGGGGTAGTCATCGTAGATGTTTTTAAGTGCCTGGAACCATCCTTCGTAACGATGCACTTCGTCCAGATAGAGCCTGGAAATGCCGTGCCGATCCGCCCAATCGACGAGATCCATCAGGCTATGCGTGGCAAACCACAGATTGTCCAGCGAGGTGTAGAGAGTCTGGTCAATCTCCTCGTAGTTCTCTGTGATATGCTGGAGGAGCAGGGTGGTCTTTCCGACACCTCTGGCTCCCTTGATGCTGATGATACGCGCTTTCCAGTTAATCTGGCTGTATAGATAACGCTTGAAGCGCAGGTCAATCTTAGCGATTTTGCGGTGATAGCTATCGTATAGCGGTTGAATTTCTGCTTGTTCCATGACAATAACCGTTTTGTTTACTGAGCAAAGATAGCTATTTTATGTTTCAGACCATAAGAATTTCGAAAATTTTGTGGTTATAACCTAAATATTTAGGCCTAAAGCGGTGGTTTTAGTCGAGCAGGGTGGTCATTTCCTTGATCATGTCATCGTCGATGTCGCGGTAGCGGGCGAATGCCTTTGAGCCTTCGCAGTGGCAGGAGAGCTTGCCGACGAGGTTCGTGTCTTTGACCTTCTTGTAGAGGTTATCGATGAAGGTGCGGCGGGCCATATGGGAGTTGGCGATGTCGCTGATGAGGTGTTGTAGATGATTACATCATTCGTATTGACCTTGAAGATCGCATGAACAAAGAATTTAGGAATCCGGAGATGCTTCACTATGTGCATGACAGAATCAAAGTTGTCGAACACTTTTAAGAGTGTTAAAAATGTGAAAAATAGCATTTAATATCTTGGATAAAGGCGATAAAACCAACAAGGCATAAAGCCACGAAAATCACCCATTTCACGGTTTTACTAATTATCTTTCTCATATCTTCTTTGCTTTTAGCCGCTCCTCAACACGACGTATAATGACATAGATTGTACTTTGGCTATGAATGCCGTATTTTCTCATTAGATATCCGTTCACCCCTGTTTTTCCCTGCCCCTCAACAGATGTTAATTCAGTGTATTCCTCGTACAAGGCTAAATTGCGCCTCTCTCGCCATTTTTTGCCTTCAGGCTTAAAAATTTTCATCTTTTCCATATTCTTGCTTTTATTTCAATTTGTTCCATTTTTAATTATGATTTCATATATTTGTACGGTTACAATTTCGCAACCCGATGCAAACATAAGATAATATCTTAAAACAAACAAATACTTAAGCTTAAATCGTAATCGATTTAGGAATTTTAGTTTTTGATACTATGGAAGCAAAAGACAGAATTAAAGCGATACTTGATTATTACCACCTGTCTATCAATGATTTTGTCGCAAAAACACATGTTCGAACAGGACAAGCAGTTTATGATTTATTGAGTGGTAAAACAAAGTCTATTTCTCAATCGATGGAAAATAAGATTTTATCTTATTTTCAAGATATTAATCGGATATGGCTTTTAACGGGGGAAGGTAACATGTTCGGAAATAACAACAGCATCTCCCAACGTGTAGATAATAACTCCGGTGTAATAACGAATAATATCGGAGCGAAAGATAATACTACGACGACTAATAATACAACAAATAACTATGCAGAATGCGATAAAAACACCAGCAACCTAAGCAAGGCTATTGATGAGATAGCTGAACAGCGCAAATTGGTCTCAAAAGCGCAAGAACAGATAGACCGCCTTATAACATTATTAGAAAACAAATAAATACAACTAACTCCAAACGCTATGGATTTCAAAGACATGATTACCCAACTTGGGCAACGGGTAGAGAAATTAAAAGAAAACATGCCCACCGAAGAAGCGACAAAAAATGCACTTATATTGCCGATGATTTCTGCACTTGGTTATAACGTGTTTGACCCGACAGAAGTGTTACCAGAGTTTATTTGCGATATCGGAACAAAGAAAGGAGAGAAAATTGATTATGCTATTATGCAGGACGGGAAACCTGTTATATTAATAGAATGTAAACATTGGCAACAAGACCTAACGCTTCATGATAATCAATTGCTAAGATATTTTAATGTATCATCGGCAAAATTTGGTGTTCTTACAAATGGGATTAAATATAGATTTTACACAGACTTACAAGAAAAAAATAAAATGGACGAAGTCCCATTTCTTGAAATAGATATACAAGAATTGAATGAGAGTAAAATTCAGGAATTAAAGAAATTTCACAAATCGTATTTTGATGTTGACAATGTTCTCAGTACAGCTAATGAACTTAAATATCTCGGAGAACTACGTTTAATAATACAATCAGAGTTTTCCAAGCCTAGCGACGACTTTGTCCGTTTTTTTGGAAAGCGAGTTTACAACGGAGTTTTAACACAGAGGGTTGTAGAGGAATTGTCTCCTCTTGTTAAGAGGTCGATAGATAATTATGTAAATGAAATAATTGCTGAAAGACTTAAAGTTGCTATTGATAAGAATCCAGATCAGAAGCAGGATAACGAGCAACAAAGAGAAGAAGGTATGACAGAACATGAAAGTGATATTGTGACAACAGAGGAGGAACTCGAAGGTTTCTATATCTGCAAAGCCATTCTAAGTAGAGTACTCGCATCTGAACGCATATCATACAAGGATAGAAAAGATTATTTTGCAATAATCATTGACAATAAAGTAACAAGAACAATTTGCCGACTGAGGTTTAATTACAATGAGATTAGGCGTGTAAGCTTTGTTAACGAGGATAAAACCGAAACAGATATAGATCTCATGAACGGTAATATCAGTGACCTATATAACTATGAGGATAAATTGCTTGAAATAGCAAAACGTTTTTTATAATGAACAACAGACTACAAGCGTCAGCTACAAGACCGGCGGTCGTCAGACAGATTTTGCCGTCCTTTTGGGGTAGTCACCCCAGTATCTTGCCAAGCTGTTGCGCGTGGGTAACTTCGGGCTTCAACCCGTGTTAACACTGTTAGAGGTTCTGCCGGAAATCAATGCTCGTTGGCTGCTGTTTGGCCAGGGATAGATGCTCGAAATCACTAAGATTTTCAATCTCCGGCGTGAATCTTTTGCCCACATAATCCTTGAAATGGAGAAATACATCCCTTATATGTCGCCCGACGAATTACACGAGTACGAGCAAGCTGTAACGACAGGCAGAAAGCCTGTTTTTAGCCCCGATACACTCGTTTCTTTGCAACGGCGGGCGAGTAAGGGAAAAGGGATTAAACGCAAAATCTAAGGAGTTATGCAAACACCCGACAGTCAAAAAATAATCAAACGCTTTTTTGAAGCTCTTTATTATTTGAAATCAGAGCGAATAATAAAGGGCAAGCAAACATTTACGGTAAAATTCAAGATAAATAGATGGAATATGAACACTCTTGAAAAGGATATGTCGAGGGATATATTCCAGCCGGCCTGGCTGGCCTACCTCGTTGACGATTATGGAGTATCGGCCACTTGGCTATTAACTGGTAGGGGGGATATCATTAACCGAAGAACGAATAAATAATATTGACAATGCGAATATCCCAACTTAGCCATATCGCAAACCAATTTAGAAATATTCTTGGGGCGTTTTTATCTATGTAATCCGCCAACTTCGCATCGATGTTTATCGTTACGTGTCTTGCAGTTTTACGAGCTTTTAGGCGTGGGATTTTCGCCTCGTCTAATATAGAGTATATCATCTGCGCCGACAATACACCTGTTAAATTAATTATCTCTTTTATGGTGTGATTTTGTTCTTTGTATAGGCGTACAACCTCTTTTTTCTTTGCTTCATCAGTCTTTTTCATTTCTTCCTACCTTTGTCAGGAACTCCGAAGCCTTGTTCAAAGAGGTTGCGAGTTTCTTTTTGTCCTTTTTTGTTTTGAACTTTTGTGCCTACATAAATTTTTGAATAATTTTATAAAAAATAATTATTTCCTTTCATTCCTCCTCCCTCTCGCCCGCGAGGATAGACGGTATTCGGCTGACTGCAGCCTGTTTATTTTTGTCGAGAACCTTTGCATATATCTGTGTTGTTGACAGCAATCTATGCCCAAGTAGCTTGCTAACGGTGTAAATGTCCGTCCCCAAGTCCAACATCATTGTGGCGAATGTATGGCGGCTGGTATGGAAAATATCTTCCATTTGAGGAATTGGAAGAATGTAGAGAATAAACCGGTAAGGTGTTGTGAATTAGTTGATTTT